CATAATAAAAATTCAAAAAAAATTCTCATATAATCATTCTCTATATCGTTAGAAGCTATATCATTTTTACCTAAAGTTGAATAATATTTTGAAAAATAACCACGCATTTCAACTAAATCTAAATTATTAATTGTTAAAAATATTTTATCAAATGTTGTATTATTTAATTCCATATTTACTTTTTTATTATCATATAAAAAATCTATATGTGGTATTTTTATGGTTGATATAAAAACCCAAGGTCTAAATTTAATCGGAATTGTTAAATCTTCTGAATTACCACTTGGATCATATAAAAAAAACCATTTTCCAGGTCTTAAAATAAAATTGTTTGAATTTTCCTTTTTATTATAAAAAATATTTTCACTAATATCAATACTATTTTTTTTGAATTTATCTTCAATTGTAAATGTAATATCAGACATATTACTAAAATTATTAAAACTAATATCTCCTTTATCATTATAAGATAAATCATTTACAAAAAAATTTCTATCAGAAAATTCATCATTCGGTTTAAAAATATAAATAGCTTTATTTAAATCATTTGCAGATGAATCATTTATAATTTTTAAATTATTATAAGGATTTCCACTAACATCATACAAAATTTTATATTCTAATTTTAATGGTTTAAATATATTAATGCCATCACCATAATTTGAAACAAATTCATTCGTAGAAAAAAAATTATCATAATTTTTACTTAATACTACATCCCAACGATCTGAATTATTATTCCAATAAATATATTCTATTATTGTTTCATCCATTAATATATATAATTAAAATATATATATTAATTTTTAACATTTCCATCTATTACTACATACTAAACAAGTTACAAATGTTGTCATGGGTTCATCAGCTGATCTTGTTTGTAATTGATAATAAGTACATTTTTTCTTTTTACATTTATAACATTTAAATTCATCTGTTGCTGCTGACATATTCACTGATGTCATATTTTTATCACGTTTAATTTTAGCATCTATTAATTTTTCCCATTTTTCAGGACACATTTCTTGGTGTGTCATTTTTGCTAATTGTACAGTTTTTATTTTATTTTTTTTTATATTATTTAAAAATGTTTTATTGTTCAAATTAAAATAAATACTTCTTAATCTATTTTTATAAATTTGCAAAAAATATTTATTTTCCCATTTTCTTACAATATTTTTATTTTTTGCTTCATTAATAGCATAATTAAATACACTTTTTTCAATATTTATAGATATTTTTTTATTATTCATTTTTTTATTAAGCATTTTAGAAACATTCTGTCTGAATATTTTTTTTTCCATATTTCTAATTAATATAATTATTATTTTATATTATTTTCAATTTATTTATTTTCATCTTCATCTTCATCTTCATCTATATAACTTTCTTCTGTTAGATAATCATTATCTAAATACCCATCCTCTTCTTCATCTTCTTCATCTTCTTCATCTTCTTCATCTTCTTCATCTTCTTCATCTTCTTCATCTTCGTCATCTTCGTCATCTTCGTCATCTTCGTCATCTTCGTCATCTTCGTCATCTTCGCTATTATCTTCTAATTCATAATTACTTATATTGTCATCACTACTTTCTATTGATATTAACTCATCATCATCAACTATAAATCCATCAGATTTATCATAACCTTGTTTTGTTAAATTTTTTGGATCAATATATTCTTCTTCACTGTCTTCTTCCTCATCTTCAATATCTTCAAAGCCGCCAAATAATTTATTATACACATTTTCCCATTCATCCAACGATAAATCTTGCAAATTATCAATATCTAACATTTTTTTAGAATGTTTTAATATAACCAACGTTCCAAAAAATAATTCACTATCAATCGGTGGAGGTAATTCATATTTATTTTCACTACCTGATTTACCAGTGTTTTTACAAAAAATACTATAAAATGTTTTGTCATCAATTGACCAACTATTTCTTTGTTCAAAATTTTTATTTGATGAAAATAAACATTTTTTATATAAATTATTCAAATCTTCTAATTTAATAGAACTATTCTTCAATGTACCATTTTTTTTTACGAAAACTACTTTTACCATTCTGATTATTATTAAACATATCAGTTTAAATAGTTTAAATTATATATATTTAATAATGCATAAACATAACAAAAAATCTCATAACCAAAAATATTATGATAAAAAAATTTATTTTAAAAATCTATGTATTCATAATTTAAAATCTAATGTAATAAACCATTTAAAAAAAAAATATATTCATAAAACAAAACATAATCATTTTATATTATCCAATAAAGGTATTTATATTTTAAAAAATAAAATGTTAAAAAAATATAATTATATATCAACTATTTTAAATGAAACAAATAATTTAATAGAAATAAATCAATATTTAAAATATGACCAAAATTGTTTTCAAATCCCATTCGAACACCATTATTTAAATATACAAGAAATTTCATTTAATATTAATGATTATTTATTAACTTTTGAAATAATAGATAAAAAAATTAATGATTTTTATATTAAATCAAATAATTCATTAAATATATTAGATATTTTAATGATAAAAGAAATAAGTTATATTAGAAATTTGTTAATATAAAATATATATAAATGATATTTTGGATATTACGACAAATAATTATATCTTTTTTATTTATTTTTACAATGCATAATATATATAATTATTTTAAAACAAATTTAACAGTTCCCAAAATAAAAGATTTAATTAAAAAACCAAAACAACAGTATAAAGATATTTATGAAAATGAGGAAAAAACTGTGGATAAAGAATCAATGAAAAATGAATTAAAAGATTATCTTAAAAATTTATCAAAAACAAGCAATGCAACAAAATTAGAAAGCGTCGGTGATATATTTAATGATAGTGATGGAAATTCATCATCATTTACAAGTTATTAAAAATATATTTAAAATATTTAAAACTATATTATTACTTATTTAATAAAAATGAATGTTAAAGAAAAACAAAAAATTTTAAATAATTTCCCTTATATAGAACTTTCTTATGAAAAAAAACTCCATAATAAAGTTCAAAACATTGATTGTTATTTAACAATACCTTATGGACCTAAATATTTTGCCTGGTTCTATTCTTTTAATGGTAAACAATCATTAATAATATTAAAAATAAATAAAAAAAACAATAAAATAACTCATATAGAAAAAAAAATATGCTGTTTCAAATCTAATTTATGTATTGGAATAGGAACTATTTTTTATGGAACTATATTTATTCATAATAATATTCATTTTTTTAATATTGAAGATATATTTTATTATAAAAATCAATCTTTAAAAAATGTTTGTAATTTAGAAAAATTTAATATAGAAAATTCTATTTTAAAAAATGAGATAAAACAAATTATTTATCAAAAAAATGATATTATATTCGGTTTACCAATTATTAGTACAAATTATGAAGATATTCATAAAATGATCAATAAAATACCCTATAAATTATTCTCAATACAACATCGTTTTTTAAAAAAAAATATTGATATTTTTTATAATGAACAAGTTTTTCAAAAAATAAATAAATATGCATTTTTCCAAGTAGAAGCTATATCACAACCTGATATTTATAAACTTTATTGCTATAAAAACAATAAATTATATTATTATGGTTTATCTCATATATCAAGTTTTAAAAATAGTGTTTTATTAAATAGTTTATTTAGAAATATAAAGGAAAATATAAATTTAGATTTTCTTGAAGAAAGCGACGATGAAGAAGACTTTCAAAATATTGCTTTAGATAAATATTTAAAAAATATTCATATTAATATGAAATGTAAATTTATAAAAAAATTTAGATCATGGGAACCAATAGTGCGTACAAATGAAAATATATCAAAATTTTCTTTTATTTTATCTCAAGAAAAATAAATATATATTATTATATATATAATGTCAGCTCTTGATTCGTCATTACTTAATAATACAAATACTGCTTTATATACAGATAAAACAGGCTGTAGCAATAAGATTGGAATGAAACAAGTATATAAAGGTGGTGGTTATGGTGCAACAATGCAATCATTACAAAATGATGCTAATTCAGGTGCAGGTTACCTAACACCTTCCAGAGTTCCTTATTCAAGTTGCGATTCCAATGCTCAAAAAGGTGGTCATAAAAATTTAGGATTAAGTCATCCTTCATTAGCAGAAACACGATTTAATCATGAAGCTACTGCAAGTTATGGATTCAGTGCAGAAGGTGCAGCTGATTCTCAAAACTTCCGCGGGGGTTATGCACCAATTACTAGAAATGCTGCGGGACAACAATGTGGTGGGAGACGAAGAAAAAAACGCAAAAAATCACGCAGAAAGTTACGTAAAAAATCACGCAGAAAATCACGCAGAAAGTTACGCAGAAAATCACGCAGAAAGTTACGTAAAAAATCACGCAGAAAGTCAAAAAGATGTTTAAAATGTAAAGGACGTTGTAGATGTAAAGGGAAATGCAAATGTAAATCTCGCAAAAGAAAGTACCGCCGTAGAAGACGCAAAACACAAAAAGGTGGTTCTTCCATTTTTTTCTCAGGGGTATCCGATTCATTGGATAATAATTCTGCAAGATTATTAGGAGGGGATTTTAGAGGAAGTAACGATAACTGTGGTGACAATTATAACCACTTTAACAAATCAAAGGGAAATACACCAACAATGTATTAATTTTTTTATACTTTTTAAAAGTATAAAAAAATATTAAAAAAAGTTATTTCTTTTTTTTTCTTGTAATATTTGACATTCTTTTTTTACTTGAATCATAAGGAACAATAAAATATCCACAAAACACTTTATATATTCCATTATTTGAGTATTTTGGATCATTAATTAAACGACCATCACAATCTTTATTGGTTACTTTTCTCCATCCATTTTTATGACTCCACTTCCCATTTTTATCTTGTCTATAAAAATGATAATCTTTTCCTATTTTTGATTGAAATAAAGCAATTCTATAATAATTATTCGGACATTTAAAATTCATTGTTTTTGTTCCCATATATTTTATATAAGGTGAATCTAATAAAATGCCTTTAACAACATCTTTGCAACTATAAGGTTTTGAAAATGAATATCCTGCAGCTTTTCCAGGACGTGACCATAAAAAATCCCATCGTTTATTTTTAAATGTTTTATCCACTTTAAATGTTTTTTTATTTCTAATATACTTTTTACAAGTATTTATGATTTTTACATCAATTTTATTTAATGCATACATATAACAATTATGACTTTTTAAAATATATTTATTTTTATTCCATTTATTAGGTTCATATATTGGTTCTGGCATTTTGATATATATATATATATAACATTTTTAAATTATATAATTTAATTATATAACTAATTTTTAAAATCTATCAAACATACCCCATTCAATAAATTATTAATACTTAAATTCGTTTGAGTAGATGTATTTACTTTAATAAATTTTTGTTTACTATTTTTATTTATTTTTTTACTATTTAATTTCCTTAAAATACCATTACTTTTATCATATATACATTCCCATTTATCATTTTCATAATCTTCATTTGTTGTTTTATATATTTTGAAATTTTGTTTTTTATAAAACGCTCGGCGTTTTGTCCAATGTCTTTGAAACATATCGTGTTGATCAACAATATCATATACTTCAGCATTATCGTGTTTTTCTCTTAAAATTCTCCCCACCGCTTGAGCTACATTAACACGAGGTGTTGCCATAATCAATGTTGTAAGACTTTTAATGTCCAACCCTTCTTCAGCCATTGCATATGTTGCAATAATAACTTTTTTTTTCTCAGAAATTTTCAAATCTTTTTCTTTCATACCGCCTACATAATATCCAACACTTTCTAAATTTCTATCTTTTATAGCAT